GAGTCAGCATTTCGTATTCTCCTGCAAGTTTGATGCATTTTTATGGTTGACACGCACAGAAACGTGCATATACTCGGGACCGTCATCACCCCAGCAGTATGGTTTTAGGGTTCCGAGAGCCCATCTGCTCGGCCTCCTGTGCGACCAAGAGCTTTGCATTCCCTCAAATGCCTTTCACTCAATTCATTTACGACGATCAAATCCCCTGCGGCCTTCGCAGTGAATACGCGATTGGATTCGATGCGCTCGCCAGTGCTTCCCTCACTGGATTTTGGCGTCCAGCCTTTATTTTCTACAACTAATGACCAACAATTCCCGAGTCACCCATGCAGTACGCGGCTACACGATGAAGTTCGGCCAAGTGCAGAAGCGCATAACCGAAAACTCCTGCTTTGTATGGGTTAAGTACGGAGAAACATTCAGAGATGCAACCATTGCTGAAGCTGCTCAGATGCGCAAAGAACAAGCCAAGCAGCCACTCGGGCTCTATTACTTCGTAGAGGTTATCGACAAAGACGGCAAAGTGAAACTCGTTGCCAAACCCTATTTTGCTGAATTGCCAACGTTTCGCGTGAAATGGTCTGATCCTGCCCAGCAAGCCGTTGCAGGTCAATCATTTAAGCTCGTGAAACAGGCAAACCAGTTCGCATATGCCCAAAGCAATTGACTGGACGCCTGAATTAGAAGCAAACGTTCTGACTGATATCGAATCAGGCCTTTCGCTTCGTGCAACAGCAGAAAAGAACGGTATTTCTAAAGCACTGATTCTTAAAAGAGTAAGAGATGTCGAATCCTTTCGTGACCAATACGCGCGCGCGAAGGAAATTCAGCTTGAGCAAATGGCCGACGACATCACAACTATTGCAGATTCAGCAGATGCGGCAGATCACCAAGTCGCACGGCTGAGAGTTGATACGCGCAAGTGGCTGCTATCAAAGCTAGTGCCGAAGAAGTATGGAGATCGCGTCGAGCAGTTCATCAGCGGCCCTGATGGTGGCCCAATCCAGGCAGCAATCACGGTTGAGTTTGTGAAGCCGAACCCGCAAAGCTAGGGCGCAATGTACCCAACGTTGGTACAATGTACCCATGAGCAAAGCGACAAGAGAAGTTTGGCATTGTGACCTATGCGGCTGGGAATGGCTGCCTGATACGAACAAGGTTCCTGAGCGCTGCCCGAATCGGAGTTGCCGCAAGCGGAACTGGAACCAGCCAGAAGCTGCCATCGCATATGAGCCGATAGTTCAGGGCAAGGATGTGGTTGGTTTCAAGATCAAGCACGATCCGACCTGTAAATGTCTAACCTGCAAACCGCCCAAGTCGAGCCAGCAAGAGCCAAGGTCCAGTTCCTAGACAAGCTCGCCTTTCTCTTTGAGCACCACCCCTATAAAACGCTTTATGGGGGCAGAGATGGAGTCAAGAGCTGGTCGATCGCACAAGCTCTCCTGCTTTTAGGCACCGGCTCAATTCCAGGCTGGCCCAATCCGCTGAGAATCTTGTGCGGACGCGAGACGATGGACTCGATCAGGGAGTCGGTTCATCAGCTGCTCACCGATCAGATTGTGCGCTTGGGCCTCGAATCGTTCTATACCCCGTTGCAATCGGAGATTCGCGGCAAGAACGGCACAGAGTTTGTATTCTGCGGCCTCCGCAAGCAGACGGTTAGTTCCATCAAGTCCTACGAAGCCATCGACATCTTCTGGGGGGAAGAGGCCAGCACGGTATCGCGTCGAAGTCTGACGATTCTCCTGCCGACCATTCGTAAGCCTGGTTCCGAGATCTGGTGGTCGCTCAATCCGGACTTAGAGACTGATCCGGTCTATCAGGATTTCGTGATCAACCCACCCAAGGGCGCAATCACAGTCCGCACGAGCTACAAAGACAACATCTGGCTCTCTGAAGAATCGAAGCAGAAAATTGACACGCTCAGGGAGCGCGATTACGACACGTTCCACCATGTCTACGAAGGCGCCACTCGCTCAACCGTTGAAGGCGCAATCTACAAGGCGGAGATTCAGAGAGCAGAGAACGAAGGGCGCATTAGATCGGTTCCTTATGACGCAATGCAGCCTGTAGACACATTCTGGGACTTGGGGCATGCGGACCGTACAGCTATTTGGGCTGCTCAGCGTACAGCCTTTGAAATCAAAGTGCTGCGCTATTACGAGAATGACCATCAAGCCATAGATCACTACCTGCAAGAAATGCAGACATGGGGCTACACGTTTGGCACTTGCTTCCTGCCTTGGGACGGCGGAACTCGGCAGCTAGGAACAGGCCGATCAATTGAAGAAATCATGCGGGCCAAGGGGTTCAAGGTTCGCGTTAACCGGCAACTCTCAGTAGCGGATGGGATCAATGCAACCCGCACCATCTTTCCTCAGCTTTATTTCGACAAAAACCTCTGCGCGGACGGACTGCAATATCTCCGCAGATACCAATGGGGACCTCCTACGGCATTGGGAGTCCCTCGGTCTCAACCACTGCACGACGACGCCAGCCACCCCGCCGACGCGCTCAGAACGCTAGCAGTAGGCATCAAGGAACCGGAAAGACAACGCTCACCAGTCGAAGCCCAGATTTACCAGGGCTCAGACGGATGGATGGTTTAGATGTTTTTCCATCACGAAGAAAGCACTGAAGACCTGCTGAAGAAACTGATTGTTCTAACCTGCGACCTGCTCGACCAGGGCCAGACACAGATTCAGCAGAATCGCCACATCGTCAAGCTTCTGTCCGTGATCGCCGCAGAAGATGCGCCTCCACATATAGCCACAATCCAACTGAAAGGATCATCCCCAATGCCTACTCCCGGCCCTATCACTCTTACTGCGCAAGGCGAAACCAATCAGACTGTCGTTGTTGGCCTCGATCAGTTCGGCCAGCCTTGGACTGGTCCGATCCCTACCGCAACCTACTCCGACGACAACCCCGCCGCTGTGACCACAGATGCCAATGGCCTTGCTACAGCGGTTGCCAACGGCACAGACAACGTGACTGCAAGCCTGACCACGGTTGAAGGCCTTGCGCTCACAGCCACTCTGCAGTTCATCGTGGACATTCCCGCGCCCGTCCCGGTTTTGACGAGCATTTCCCTGCAAGGCGCGTAATGGCCAAACTGAAAGCCTCGACCCGCAACAGTCTGCCTGCGAGCGAGTTCGGCATGCCGGGATCACGCAAGTACCCGATGCCGGACCGCTCACATGCGGCCAACGCCAAAGCGCGCGCAACGCAGATGGTAGAGAAGGGCAAGCTCAGTTACGCAGCAGCGGCAAAGATTCGCGCCAAGGCTAATTCAATTCTGGGAGGCAAGTGATGGAAGATCCAAACGGCATAGCAGGCGGCCTCGCCGACACATTCCACAAGTTCATCACTGGCGACACCTTCATTCAGGGCATGAAGGACATGTGGTCGAAGCACGTCTCCGCTCCTACGCCGAGCGACCATGACAAAGCCATTGCCGACATGAACAAGCAGGCCAATGCGCAGCGCACTGCCGACGCAACGAAGTCCTTCATCAAGCCTGACGTTGCAGCAGACATCCGCAAGAAAGCAGCGAAGTGAGCGAGTTCTCCGACCAATACGACAAGATGGGCCCAGTCGAGCGCAAGCAGGCTCGCAAGGCTCTCGAAGCCGAGGTTGCCAAGCATCTGGCGGCTATCTATGGCCGCGTCTGGTCGAAAGGCAAGATTGCAGTGAAGGCCAGCAAGTGGGTCGATCAGCAGATGCAGGCTGGGAAGGCGCTGCTCAATTGAAGCTGATCGAAAACGCTATACGCGAATATTGCCGTGCCGCTGCTTCTGCCGACCCGGAACTGAACAAGCAAATGGCCGCGCACCTCATGGCATGTCTGGATCGCGCGATCGCACGGGCAAAACAATGAACTACACCGCCATAGCACTCGAAGCACTCTGGAGCCGCATTGTCGGACGATAAGAAGACAGAAGACTTTCTAGCACGAGCCCGCAAGCGCTTCGCTGCTGCCTATGAGGATGAAAAAGACCTCAGGGAGAAGTTCATCTCTGATCTGAAGTTCGCATCGCCCGATGGCGACGATCAGTGGGACCAGCAAGTAAAGCAGCAGAGGCAGCAGGCCGGCCGGCCGGCAATGTCGTTCCCGCGCTGCCATACGTTCGTGCAACAGGTATCGAACGAAGGGCGCCAGAAGAAGCCGTCGATTAAGTTCTCGCCGCGCCTGGATCAGGACAAAGACACTGCTGAGATCCTCGAAGGGCTTGCGCGGTATATCCAGTACGATTCGCAGGCCCAGGTTGCTTACGAAACGGCACTTGAATACGCCGCTGGCGGGTCGTTCGGCTATTACCGCTTCCTGACGGAATACGCAGATGATGAGGGCGATGACCTCAAACTGGTTATCAAGCCGGTTCTTGATCCTTTGACCATCTATGGGATTCTGACGCCTGCATGCTTTGATCGCAAGCCGATGTATGCGTTTGTGGTCGAGGATGTTCCGAAGGAAGAATTCAAGCTGCAATATCCCGACTCGCTCGTTGCATCGCTGGGTTGGGCAGAGGCCGAGAAAGAGGGTGAAGGGTGGATTGGCTCGGACACGGTTCGCGTAGCTGAGTACTGGTACGTCGAGACGCCGGAAGTCAGCAAAGATCCCAGCGAAGACGATGATGAATCGGGAACACCGGCAAAGAAGAAGTCTCGCAAGCGTCCTACGCCAGTCGTAAAGTTCTGCAAGACAAACGGGCTTGAAATTCTGCCTGATTCCGAGACTACGTGGCCCGGGTCGTCTATCCCGATTGTGCCCGTGCTGGGCAAGCAGATGATCATCGAGGGACGGCCAAAGCTGTTTTCTGTGGTGCGCCCGCAGAAGCACGCGCAGCAACTCATCAATTACTACAAGACTCGTATCGCCGAGACGATCTCGACTGCGCCGATCTCTCCATTCATCGTGATTGAGGGCCAAATCGAGGGCTATGAGAAGCAGTGGGAGACGCTGAACACCGTCAATCGCCCATTCCTCACTGTCAAGTCTGTTGACGTAGGAGGCAGGCCAGCAGATAAGCCCCAACGTCAAGTATTCGAGCCTCCCATTGCGTCCCTTTCCGCAGCCGTCATGCAGGAAATCGATGACATGAAGGCTACAACCGGAATCTTCGATGCATCGCTAGGCAATCAGGCCAACGAGACAAGCGGACGCGCAATTCTAGCCCGCAAGGATCAGGCCAATCTGACCACAATGCACTACATCGACAACCTTGGGCGCTCGTTCAAGCAGGGCGGCGACATCATCGCGGAAATCGTGCCCAAAATCTACGACACAGAGCGCGAGATTGAGATTCTGGGCGAAGACGAGAAGCAGAAGGTTGTCACGATCAACAAGCAGTATCAGGAAGGCGGCAAGCTCAAGCACTACAAGGTGAAGGACGCGAAGATGAGCTACGTGGTTACGATGGCGCAGGCGTTCGATACCAAGCGCATGGAATCCTTCGACACCATGCAGCAGGTATTGCAGTCGAGCCCGGATCTGATCCACGTCATCGGCGACATCTTCTTCCGCAACTCCGATCTCGCAGGCGCAGACCAGATTGCCGACCGTCTCCACAAGATGCTGCCTCCGCAGTTGCAGGATCAGGATGAAGCGATTCCTCCACAGGCTCAGGCGGCGATTGCTCAGGCTCAGCAGCAGACGCAGCTGGCGATGGGAGAGCTTCAGAAGCTGCAATTCGAGAAGCAGGCCAAGATTGTGGAAGGCCAGAACAAGATGCAGCAGATCCAGTTGCAGTCTCAGGCCGACATTGTGCTGGAGAAGCTGAAACTTGAGAATCAGCTGACCATCGCCGAAGTGAGCACCAAGGCCCAGAGCGTCAACGAGCGGCTGGCGTTTGTGGAAGAGATGATGAAGCAGTTCCACACGCAGGCCCATGACGTAGCGATGCAGACTCACGATCAGCAGCACCAGCAGCAGCTTGCCGATCAACAGCATCAGCAGGCGCTAGAACAGGGCGACCAGCAAGCAGCCAACCAATCTGCACAGAGCGCACAGGATGCGGCTCAGCAGCAAGTTGCACAGGCGACAACCCAAGGGGCAGAGCAGTAATCCTGCCCCACGCCTGAAAGTTTGCGGTGAATGTGGGCGAGGTAATTGCACTTCGATGCAAGGACAAAGCCTGAGGTAGACATAGAGCCGGGACGGTGCGGTGCTACACGCGATACCTACTGGCACGCAGGTTCGAATCCTGCCATTCACTGCAATTCAAGTTTCGCCTGCTCGGCGTAAGAGCACAAAGGAAACAACATGGCAGAGACGACAGCGGCATCGTCACCCGCAGAAGTAGCAGACGTGTTCAATGGGCAGGAAGTCAGCCTAAGCGAGTTCTCGAAGTATCGCGAAGATGGCACCGTGCCCGAACGATTCAAGCCAGCCGAACCCGCAGAAGTAGCAGACGTGTTCAATGGGCAGGAAGTCAGCCTAAGCGAGTTCTCGAAGTATCGCGAAGATGGCACCGTGCCCGAACGATTCAAGCCAGCCGAACCAGCGGAATCGGCCCCCGCCGACGCGCCGGAAGAGACGGCGGAAACCGAAGATGAACCGGAGTCGGAGCCGGAAGCAGAAGCCCAGGAGCAACCGCAAAAAGTCTCTCCCGCTGAAAAGCGCATCAAGCAACTACTCGCTGAAAAGAAAGAACTGCAACGCAAACTGGAAGCAGCCGCGAAACCGACGCAACCGGACTCGTCAACCGCGCAGGCCCCCAGAGCGCCCCAGAATTATCAGGAATACCGTCAGGCATTCAAGCCCTCAGCCTTCATTGAGGAGTACGGGAAGCAAAATCCCGATGCTACTTACGAGGACGCGAATGCTGCGATGGCCGATCATCTGTTTGAGGTGCGCAAGCACTTCGAGACGATCGAGCAGCGAGTAACGGCAGAGAGAGATGCAGTCAACGCCAAGGCCACGGCAGCGCGTGAACGCTATGAGAACTTCGACGAGATCAAAGACACGTTTCTCGGCAAGGTTCTGGTAGAGCAGCCAAATGGAACGGTTATCCCCGCTATCCCTTTGCAGGTTCTTGCGCTCATCAACGATTCGGATGTAATGCCTGACCTGCTCTACACCATCGGCTCGGACGAAGCGGAACTCGCCAAGTTCGTAGACATGGCCAAGAGCAACCCCAACAAGGCCATCCGATACGTGACTAAGGTGGAAAGCCTGATTGCGGAAGAACTCGCCAAGCCGAAGGAAACCACGGCACGCGGCGAGGACGGCAAGTTCAAATCGTCAGCTCCTGAAAAACCGAAAACGCAAGCCCCGAAACCTCCCTCACCTGTTGGTGGAAGTTCTTCGCGGGCCTTCGACGTGAACGACGAAAGCCTTTCCACGGAGGAATGGTTCCGCAAGCGCAACGCGGAACTTGCTCGTAAAGGCTGAGGGCGTTCGACAGGAGCCCTAAATGGCTGGCAACAGTCTTCTTTCTCCGACAATCATTACGCGTGAGGCTCTGAGAATCCTCCACGCCAACCTCAACTTCATCGGCAACGTCAACAAGCAGTACGACGACCAGTTCGCGAATGCTGGCGCGTCTCCTTCCGGAAAAATCGGTCCTTCGCTGACCATCCGCATGCCGAACCAGTACACGGTTCGCACCGGCTCAGTGCTTCAGGTTCAGGACACGGTAGAAACCTCCCAGGTGCTGACTGTCTCGACGCAAAAAGGCGTTGATACCGTCTTCTCCTCGCAGGATCTCACCCTGACCATTGACGAGTTCTCGAAGCGCTATCTGCAACCGGCAATGTCGGTGCTGGCTTCGAACATCGAGGCAGACGCCCTTAGCATGATCAAGGACGTTTACAACGTTGTCGATGGCAGCACAGCGGCATTCACCTATGCGGACTTTGCCAACGCCCGCAAGACGCTCAACCAGTACCTTGCGCCACCGATGGACCGCTGCGCCACCCTCACTCCGGGTCACGTGGTTTCCTTCCTTGATGCGATCAAGGGCTTCTTCAACCCGCAGGAATCCGTAAGCCGCCCGTACCTCACCGGCAAAATCGGCAAGGTCAACGGCTTCGACACCTACGAAAACACCCTGCTCAACAACTTCCAGTCAGGCACTGCGGCGAACACAACCGGCTACACCGCAACCCTGACCTCTGGCAGCGCAACGGCTGTCATGGCGGCGGGCTCCACCACGTTCAAGAAGGGCGATATCGTTACCTTCTCGACTGTGGACGCGGTTGACCCTGAAACCAAGCTGGATCGCGGATTCCTTCAGCAGTTCGTTGTGGTCAATGACTACGCGGGCGGCGCTGGAAACATGACGATCTCGCCGACTCCGGTTACCTCTGGCGCAACCCAGAACGTGACAGCAGTAGGAGCTGGTCTGACTGTGGTCAAGATTGGCTCGACGGCAGCGGCTCCCACTGGCGCTTCTGCTCTATATCAGCAGTCGCTCGTCTTCCATCCCGAGGCGTTCACCTTCGTCACTGCCGATCTGATCGACGTGTCGAAGTTTGGAGCCTGGGGCGCTCGTCAGGTGATGGATGGCATCTCAATGCGTATTGCTCGCCAGTACGACATCACCAATGACAACATCCCCTGCCGTATCGACGTGCTGTACGGCTACAAGACGCTGCGGCCACAGCTGGCTTGCCGCATCATCGCCCAATAAACCAACCCTGAAAGGAGAACTCAATGGCAATCGGTAAACAACTCAGTGATGGAAACTCTCAGGGCACGGCGCATGGGCAGTCTGCCACAGACCTGATCAGTTTCTACGGCGCAACGCCGGTAGCACAGAGGGCGGCTGCAATTCAGGCCAACTCTGTGGTATCGGTTTCCTCCAACATCACCATCGCAGCCAGCCTTACGGCGTGGATTGTCGAAGTGACAGCAACCCTGAACGCCCTCGGCCTCTGGAAGGGCGGCGCGTAGTTTGAAGGTTGTTTTCTGTACTCCCTCTCTTTCTGGCCCGACAGCCCCTTATATCAAGGCTCTGGAGGATTCCATTCCCTTGATCAAGGCTGCGGGCTGGGAAGAGGGCTACGCGCAACAGATCGCCTGTCCGTACATCTCAGCCGCACGCGCCAACATGCTCCGCGCTGCCCTCGATGCCAAGGCAGATGTAATTGTGTTCATCGACTATGACGTTTCGTGGCGTCCTGAAGATTTGCTGAAGCTGATTCAGACAGAGGGCGATGTAGTAGCAGGCACGTACCGCGTCAAGACAGATCTAGGCGACACTCCCGAGTTCTACATGGGCACTTGGGAGACGCACGAAGACTTCAGGCCTAAGCAGAGAGCATCAGACGGCGCAATCAGCGCGAAACTCATTCCCGCAGGCTTCCTAAAACTCACCAGAGAGGCAGTAGATGCCTTCATGGTCGCGTATCCAGAGCTTTGCTATGGGCCAATGTACCACCTGTCCGTTGATCTCTTCAATCATGGCGTGCATGAACGAGTGTGGTGGGGAGAAGACTATTCCTTTGCTCGTAGGTGGAAGGAAAAGTGCGGAGACATCTGGTTAGTGCCGGATTTGAGCATCGACCATCACGCAAAAGACAAGGTTTACCAAGGGAACCTGCACAAGTTCCTTTTGAGGCAGCCCGGAGGCAGTGAGGCTCAATGACAAGCGAACAGATCAGAGAAGCACGCGCTGCTGAGATCAGCACCAACACGTGGCTCAAGGAAATCGCGCTGCAACTCGCACTGCTCAATGAAAAGCAGGCCATTCCCGAGCCTGTAGTAGTTTCGCGTCCTCTGCCTCGCAGGAAGGTGCAATAGATGGCAACCGCCCTCGATTTGATCTCCAGTTCGCTTCGGCTCATCAATGTGATGGCAGCAGGCGAAACAACGCCCATCGACATGGCGAACGATGCCTTGTTCGTGCTGAATGACATGATCGACGCGTGGAATGCGCAGCGGCAGGCCATTTTCACGACAAGAAGTGAGGACTTTCCCTACGTCCTCGATCAGCAGAGCTACACGATGGGACCGGGAGGCGATTTCGACACTGCCAGACCCGCACGAATCGATGGCATGAGTTCGGTCCTGCTCTACAACCCGGACAACCCGGTAGAAGTGCCCTTGACCATGTACACGGTTGATGAGTGGCAGAACCAGATTCCGGTCAAGAAGGTTTCAGGCTCGTTCCCGCTGCTCTGCTACGACACTGGAGACTATCCGCTTCGTGTGCTGAACTTCTGGCCCATCCCGACTCAGCAACCA